CTCTTTTTTTAGAGGAACGAGAACCCGCCATAATTAGATTTTTTAGGATTTATAATATTATCAGTAGTTGAAGTATATTCTGTTAAATTTACCTTACATAAAAAACGCTCCATTCTACCCTGATAAATTTCCGCTTTATTTCTTTGATTTGCAATTAATATATTGATAGAATCTTGCTCAACTGCTGTACCATTTTGAGGAGTCATTTTAAAAATTCCCCCGTTGCTAATTTGAAAAGCACCATTAATAAGATACTCAACTGCTGATTGATGAATTAAAAACATTCTGATATACTTTGTGTATAACTCTAAATAATCACCGCTTAAATCGTTGTTTTCAAAGTCTAATTTAATCTTTTCATATAAATCTTCTCCAAGTATTTCAACTAATTTACTTAATTGTGCATCTTGAATACAGAATTTATATTTATCCGTATCAATATTACCACCTAAAACGGTGTTTTGTAGAATTTCTTGGTCTGATAAAAGTAAATATTCCATCTTTATTTTGTTAAAAATCCGTTGTTAGGCATTTTGTTTGGCTCAATTGTACTTAAAGGCTCGCCACTATTTTCTATTTTAGTGTCAATTCCTAACTCTTTTAAGTCTTTAATCATTTTTTTAGCTTGCTCTAAAGTAATAGATTTATTGTTTTTTCTTAAATATATACTTCTTACCCATTTATGTTTGCAATTTCCACCTCCTTTATACTTTAAAATGTCATAAGTATCAGTTCCACCTGGTCCCCAACCTGGATTTACTTTTTTATCTCCAGCCAAAACGATGTCTTCTTTACGATAAACCTTTTGAGCTGATAACATTTTACGACAAAAATCCCTTTGTGGCGATTGACTACCTGCCATTGTACCCGCATAGTTAAAACGAACTTTAAAAATATCGTTGTCTAATTCGGATTTAACGTTTGGAAAAGAACTTGGAACGCTTGCCAATTTTAAAGAAGTGTTTAATGTGAAATCGTTTAATTCTACTAAACTATCTGAAAAATCTTCGGTATCAATAACCTCGTATTCGTTTAAATTAATTTCTTCACCTCTCGAAAGTAAAAATTCTGCAACGTCACTATTTATTTCTTCTTTGTGTTCGCTTAATTGCGTTGCTTGTGGTTGCGCTAATCCACGCAAAGGAATAAAGTCAAGGTCAATAGTCATACCGTTAGCAACAAATATTTCCATTAAAGCGTCAAGTATATTTTCTTGCTCTGGTTTAATTACATTAATATACAATTCATTAAATGCTGACTCCATTTCATCTGCATTGTTACCTAAACCGCCATCTTTTATAATTCCGAATATAATAGGACTTGTAACTTTGTGAGCAATCATTAGTTTTTGAGTAGCCTCACCACTTAAAAATTCATATTGCTTGTGTGCCTCACTTACTTCAACTGCTGTTAATGTTATGTCGTTTTCTTTTGACTCATTCCAATTAACCATTACACGTCCCGCATTTTCTGAACCTGTACCGAAGTTTTTAAATTTAGCCTCTAATCTGTGTTTAACTTCATCGCTTTCTGGCTCGCCATTATTCATATTAACGATATAACCAAACGACAAACCGTTTTTAATATGATTAACACAATAGTTAGCAATTTCTTCTTCTAATTCCGCATAAGGCAAACCAGCCATATAACTCGGGTCAGAAAAATAAGTTCGCCCTGCTTGGTAACGACTAATTACATAAATAGCATTTTTGGAAGTTTCTTTTTTGAAGTAAAAACTTTCAACTTCTACAGGCGTGTATTTTCTTGTATTGTTAAAATCTTGACAAAACCAATAAGTTAAAACATCGCCATCTTCATTCATTTTATTAGGCAATATTTGATTTTTTGGAACGTGTTTAATTCTTAATAATTTACCTTTATCGTAAATCAATTCCATACTTGCCTCACCAAATAAAACATAGTCTTGACAAATATTTTTTAAATCTTTTTTTGGCAACATTAATAAAACATTTGCAAATTGCATCGCTTTACTAGATTGTTCTTTACTATACAAACCTTTACCGTAAATGAATTTAGCGTAAGAATCTATAATAGTTCTATTTGTAGGCGAACCGTTGTATCTATCAATAATATACTGATAGAAACTGTTTTTATCACCGTTCATCACATACTCCTTTGAATTAACTTCCTTAACCTCTGGACGTATGTAATTATTTAATTGTATTAGTTCTAAATTCATCTTATTAGTTTATAGTTTTGTAAATCTTCTTCATTTGTTGCAAAGGCTTTGCCTCTAAATAATAAATTGTCTGTTTCTAAATCTTTAACATCTAATTCATAACTTGCACCCTCTGTAAAATTATAGTTGAAATTTCCTATAAAAACACCGTTTATCATTTCGCCATTTATACCTATTGAGTTTTCTGTATTTCTCAATTCGTTTTTAATTTCTAATAAAACAGAAATAGTACTTATTCTTGGAATAAATATTAAAGTATGAATTTCGTCGCTTGGTTTAAATACTTGCATATTAATATAACGTATTTTTTTAACTTTGTATTTAAATAAAAAAACCCACTCTAATTGAGTAGGTTTTAATAAATATTTAATTCTTAAAATTAAGGTGTTACAACTTCAGCGCTAACTAAAGCCTCTAACGCAGTTTTAGCTGCTGCACTTAAAAAAGGCGCACGCTTTGAATCCATTGCGTTCAAAGTGATATTATAACCGCTTAAATCGCCACCAGCTCCACCTGTTTGACCTGTTGAAGTTGATGCATCTAAACCGCTATCAATACCAACCACTTTTACGTCACCATTATAATTGTGAACAAAAGCAATAACACGCCCCGCTTCTAACGCTTGTAATTGAACCTCAAAATCTTTATTTAACTTTGGAAAAACAGCAGTTAATACTTGAGCAATTTCAGTAGTTCTATTATCTGTGTTAATTGTTCCCGTTTCAACTAAAGTGTTTCCCGTTCCTTTTACTTCATATCTGAAAACTTCCGTTAATGACACAGGCAAAGTTGCAATTTCTTGACCTGTTACAGTAAAATCATATTCATCAAATACGGCAAAATCTATTTTTTTAATTCCACCTCTGGAATCTTTACAAGGTAATTTATACCCTTTTGTAATACTACACGCCATCTTTAATATGTTTTAAAAACCGCCCTAATTAAAGAGCGGTTATGTTAAATTTATCCTACGTATAAAACGTTAAATTTCTGATTTACAACGTGTGCAAATATTGTAAAGATTACGTCATAGAAGTAGTCTTTTCTTGGAGCTGGATAAGGCGCAATATTAATGTTTGCATAATCATCCATTAAATCAGTACACCACATAAAGTTGCTTGGTACACCCGCAATAATTACGTTATCAGCTAAAGGTACAAACACAATCTCTACATCTAAATAGAAATATTTACCAGACGCTAAATCTACTGTAAATGTATCTCTGTAAGTTTGTGCTAAATTGAAGTTGTTAATTAATTTTTTTACACTTCTTGGAGCGTAAATATAAGGCTTTTCAGCACCAGCTAACACTTCATTAGGAATAGCATCATATACTTTGCCCATTTCAGTTGCAATGTTTGAAACACTTAAAGTTGTACCCGCTACTTTTACACGTTTTCCTACTGCTGCTTTATTGTAAATCATTTTAGTAGTTAACGAATCGAATAAAGTTGTAGGCATCGCAGCAATTAAAGTTTTTTCCGCAGCACCTACTGAACTTTGACCTACACCAGCAGTTAAAGCAGCGACTGCTGTTTTTGTAGCAGCAGTCGAACCGTTCCAAAATTTATTTTCAGCATCTAAAGAGATTAAAGGCGCAACTCCATTTAAAACTAATCTATTAAATTCATCTGAAACATCATTAATCGCACCTGGTTTCATATCTCTATTGAAACGAGTACTTCTTAAATCGTCTGGTGTAAACTTGTCGATAAACTCAACTTTTACAGGTGTAACAACTGTATCTTCTAAACCAATATCTCCAGCCTCTGAACCTGTTGGGTTAACACTCCACGCTTGCATAGTTACTGAATTAATATTTTCAGTAATAACTCTACCCGCTTTAATTCCTGTTTCAAAAGAAACTAAACCTTTTTCTACTGTTTCGTTTCTGAAAAGGATTTCAGCAATAATATCTTCTTTAAAATCTGTTGGGATTTGCGCCCCAGTATAAGTAATTCCACTCATAGTAATAATTATTTAAATTTTTTGTTAAATTCTCTAAATTTTTCAAAAGCCGTCGTAGCTTCTTGTTTTGTTGTTTCTCCTTTTTGTTTTGTCAAAGATACCGCCTCTGGTTTTACCTCTGAAAGTTTAGTTTCAAATTCAGCTCTTAATTCAGTTCTAAATTTTTCTAATTCAGCACCTACTACTTGAGCAAGTTGGTAAAAGACTTCTTGTGTAAACTTTTCACTTTTTACACTTGCAGTTTGTTCAGTTGTTGGAGAAGTTCCCATATCTACAGGCGCTTCTTCTGCTGCTGGCATTTCCATTGGTTTTAATTCCATTACTTTAGAATCTACCATTACTGCAATCATATCATCTTCTAAAGTATATTCGCCATCTGGAACAGGCATTTTTTCGCCATTCTCATTTGTTAAATACATTTCAGTTCCGACTGCTACAGTATCACCATCGAACTCGATAGTTAACGTACCGTCTTTAGTCATAACCTTACCAAGTTTCACATCTGTATCTTCGTCCTTTTTCTTTGGACTGAAAAACTCAGATAGTGCAGCCTTGAAAGAATCCACTAAAGACTCATTTTTCACTTCACTCATATTAAATTCACTTTTTAAATTAATCTTTTCTAAATCAAAGAATCCATCTATTGAGAATCCTTTTACTTTTCCCGTTTTTACAAAGTCGT